AATTCCTGTAATATCGCCCTCGCCAATAAAATTTGCCCAAGAAGATCCATTGTAAAATTGTAAATCGTTTGAATCTTTTAGATAACAAAACATGCCTTCTTCAGCAGAAGTGACAGCTGCGTCTCTGGCGGTAGAGTCGTCAAAAACCATGACTACTTGCTCTTGTATGTAATTATTGAAGTCTGAGGCATTAACCAGATCGCCTGTGCTCCAAACTTTAAAACCTGCTCCCATATTATTAATTGCTCCTTTTTGTCTAAGTATAAACCAATCTTGTGCCTTCGCCCAACTTTGCTTGTCCTAATACCCAACCTGCTGAACCTGCAGGGCTAAGTGTTAAATTCCAATTCCAAGTTTGTGTGCTTGCATTTACATTATGGCTTATTGATTCAATCCATAATTCATCAGTATAGTCAGAAGAATCTGGATTGACTACTTTGACCAATATTCTGTCACCGAAGTTTAAATCAAGAGCTTTAGGCCATATATTGACATCTTCTCGTGGATTAATTTTTAAGCTATCAATTCTAACAATAGGCAAAGCAGTTTCGCTAATTTTTTGTTCAATAATACTTAAGACATCAGAATCATTTACATTGATAGTCGATTGAGTTGAGGCTATTGGTCTGTATCTAGTTATAGAATTTGCGTCAGAAACAAATTGAGATGAGCCACCAGATCTAGTCCATTCGTAAATATTAATAACCTCATTTAAGTCAAAAGATGAAACAACATCTTGATAAGGCAAATATGTTCCGTCATTACTAAAAGACGCTTGAACATTTACAGCTTTAGTGTTTGATAATCTATAATCACGATTTCTAAATATTGCCGTTCCGTCTGGATTCATAAAAAATTGGGCATTCTCAGCTTTTTCTACTTCTCTTAATAATGTAAGAACATCAGAAGTTTTTGTTGATTGAGTTTGAACATTTACAGTTCCAGTATTTATATTACGAAGAGATGAGGGGAATTGTATTTGGTCTAATAATCTTGTAATTCTTGCACTAGATAATTCTTCTTCATCTTCATATCCCATTACAGTTGATATACCTATTTCAGAAAAACCACCCCTGCCTAATCTCCACCCAGATGAATTTAAAGTGATTGAGTTAAATATTTTAAAAGCATCGACACAATTAAAACGAACAACTGAATCTGCACCAATTGCAGGATAAGATACAGGGATAGTATCAAGAAAACCATAAAACAAATCATATGTAGTTGAATCATAAGTTGCTTTTATTCTTACTACCTTATGAGGTTGAATTTTAGTAATACCATTTACATTGTCATAATAAGGTGAAGAAGTATTGTTAGGATTAAATCGATTGTCTGCATTTGATAATAATATTTGTGCAGTTCCTCCAACGAATTGTCCTAATTCATTTGCTCTTCCCCTTTTTGTAGTAAATTGTCTTACATAAGTTGATACATCTGTAAAAGTTATTGAGCTGTCGAATGGATCAGAATCAAAACCAATTTCAACAGTTAAATCAACATTGGAATCAAAAGCAACACTCATTAAAAAGCCACATTAATTCCACGCCTTGCACCTTCTTGAAGTGCTTTAGCTACTGCCTCTTCAATATCAGTTCCACTTGCTAAGGCTGCACCTACATTAACTGTAACCAAATTTGTATTATTATATCTTGCTAATCCACCGCCAATGTCTGTAAAAGTACCTCTTGTTGGAACTTCTGCACCACCACTTGGTGGAAATTTTAATCCGCCACCAGATCCGCCACCAGATCCGCCACCACTTGAAGGAATACTTGGGGCTGATACGCCTACACGACTTTGCTTAGCAAACATTTCATCATACATTTTGTTTATCTTTCCAATTTCGATTCCAGTTATTTGAGCCATTTTTTTAATAGCGTCTTCATAGCCTTTTGTTCCCTCACCGAAACTGGCTAGAGCTTTTGTTAATTGTTCTTGTGCTATTGCTTGTTCAAGTGTATTTCTAAAACTTTGTTCTGATACTTTGTTCAATTCTTTTTGAGCCTCAGTGACTCTATCTATAGCCTCAGTTCTTAAGTCTTCAGCTCTTGTTAAATCTTTTTCAGCTTGTTCTACAGCTCTTAATGCGTCTTTTTCTTCTCTGGATAACGCTGTAGATTCTTCTATCAATTTTGCTAACTCTTGTTGAGCTAGTTGTAGCTCTAGTTTTTGGATCGTGGAGAGTTCTTCTTGTTCTTGTAAAGCTCTTATTGTTTCTTTTTGTCGCTCTATTGCTAACTGTTCTTCTAATGTAACTTTTGCCCCTATACCTTGAACACTTGCTAGATGTTGTTTTGCTTTATCTAAATTCTCTGTAGCTTTTTCTACTTGTTCTTCAGCTTTAATTTGTTTTTCTAGTGCTTTATTTCTTTTATTTTCTGCGTTATTGACTCTGTCTTGAATAGATTGCATTTTATCAAGTGCATTCATTACTGACTGCAATCCGCCTAGTAATCCGTCTTCATATGCTTGTGCAGTTTCAAGTGCTTCTTTTGCGTTTTCATCTAAGGCGATTGCGTTTTGGTCAAGTAAAGAAGTTAATTGTGAAACTGTGTAATTTGTTCCATCTAAAATTTCGTCAAGTGATAAAGTTGAATCCACCAGATCTTCTGTTTTTTTACCTACAAAACCTGTATAATATTCTTGCAATTTATAAGCATTAGTAAGTCGTTCTGCTTTTTCTGCAGCCTCTTCATATTTATCATTACTTTTTCCAATAGCCTTAAATAATTTACTTAAGCCTGTAACCACTAATGAAATACCTGGAAATAAAGCAAAAGACAATATTTTTGCAACTGTTTTTAATTTTACGCCCATTATTTCAATTGGTGCATTTGCACTATTTAATCTATTTCTAAAATTTTGTATTCTTTCAACAGATGTAGTTAAATTTGAAACCAAATTTTTAAGAAAAGGCATTAATTCTTCGCCTAATGTTATTGCTAAATTTTGTAAATTATTTCTAAGTAGTTGTGTCTGTGCTTTAAAACTTTCAAGTTGTTTTTCTGCAATAGCTTGTGTAGTTCCGCCTGCTCTTCTTAATTCATGTTCATAATTACGGATCTGGTCTGTCGAACCACTTAAAATCTTTACTGCGTCTGCTACACCACGATTAAGTCCTAATTGATCCAAAGTCGCAGCTTTCATTTCATCTGACATTGGCCCCAAAACTCTATCAAGTTCTTCAACTATATCAGCAACATTCTTCATCTTGCCTTCTGAATCGAACATTTGAAGTCCTAGCGCAGCAAATGCCTCACTATTTTTTGCGGTAGCTCTTGGAATATCTCGAAGAACTTGGTTAAGTTTTTCACCACCCTCAGCACCTTTAACACCCCTATCAGCGAATGCTGCAAGAACGGCTACACCCTCTTCTACATCTTTATTAACAACCTTTAAAGCTGCACCTGCTTTAGTAGTTAAAGCCTCAGCAAATTGTTGAACACTTGCGTTTGCTAAAGTGTTAGCTTTTACAAGAACATCTGTAACTCTTGTTAATCCCATGAGGTTTTCTCTTGCGTCTTTTGAAGTTAAACCTAAAGCTGATTGAGCGTCAGTTGCTAAGTCGGTAGCTGTAGCCATGTCGAACATACCTGCTTGGGCAAAGGCAGCAACTTGGGGCAAAGCTGCAATAGATTGTTCTGCGTCTAAACCTGCAGACGCTAAGAAGAAGAACGCCTCAGCTGATTGGTCAGCAGAAATTGTAGTTTCAGTTGCTACTTGTCTTGCCGCCATAGCCATTTGCTCTTGCTGAAGAGTAGTAGTTTTCATGATTGCAAGAGATTGCGTCATCTTGTCTTCAAATTCAGTAAATGCTTGAACAGATTCTATAACGCCTTTTGCTAAAGCAAGAACTGCACCTGCTGCGACAGCTGCACCAACTTTTGCAAAATTTGCTAGTTTAGTTCCTGCAAGTTTTCCGCTTTTACCTAATGTCTCAAGCTGACCTCTAGCTACATTTGCCCCTTTTGTAGCTATCCTAATTATTAAGTCTGCACCTGCTCCCATTTATCTTGTCCTTTTTTTGCTTTCAGCGTCTGCTATTGCTATTGCTTTATTTCGTTCTTCTTGTTCCCAAAGGTAAAAAGTTGCCCATTGGTTGAACTCTTTTAATGACATAGTAGCTTGTAATTCACCTACTGTCATGCATAAGTCCCTAGCTAGTCTAAAGCGGAAGGCAAGATCTGGATTATTCTTGAAACTCGTCAGACATTAAAGTCTGGTCATCATCTCCAATCCCATTTAAGTTTGATATTTCAATAAATAGCCTGTCGATGATTTGAGCGTCCAGATCGTATAATTTTTCGATTGCCTCATCATCTAGCTTTGGATCTATAACGCTCACTTGCAATAGAGCTTTTTGATAATCAAAAGCGTCTTTTGATTCATCTTGAGTTATACGAGCCAAATCGATTTGCATTTTTTTTGTTAAACCACGAATGACAACTTTTGCGTTCCATTCTTTTATAACAACTTCTTTTGTTTCAACATTAGGAAGTTTTCCTAAGTTGTCTATATTTAAAATGTCCATATGCGTCCTTTATGAATTATTAGTGTGTGCCTCTTGTGACAGCACCGCTTACTTGAAAATCTGCGGAATATGCAACTACATCGCCTACAGGTGAACTTTGAGCGTAGCTTGTCAAAATACATTCGCCTGTATATTTGATATTGCCGCCTGTTGTTCCCTCTGGTGAGTATTCAAAAGATAGAGTTGCGGATTGTCCAACGACAGCTCCCAAAATTCCATCTATTGTGCTGTCCCAAAGTCCTGCTATTGCTATTGTTGCGTCCTTAAGTCCAACAATATAAGTTTTATTGCCGTCCCCAAGTACAGTTGTTTCAGCAACATCTGCAGTTTCTGGGAAATCCACAGAATTAATGTATGACGATATGTCAGTAAGTGTTCCACCAGAATCGTCTAGTTTAAAAACACTGTCCTTACCATGTGTAAATGCCATATATTGCTCCTATTCTTCTATTACTTGTTTCTTCCAAAGCCTACAATAGCAGAAAAACTTGGTGTTGTTCCGCCAATAGTAGCCTCAACTTTTAGATATCTGTTTACAGTAGTTCCCTCAGCTACATATTTTATTTCACTTGTAGTCGAAGTGGCTTGTGTAAATGTTACCAAATCTACATAAGTGACATCATCAGCTGAATGAGTTATTTTAATATCAGCTGTAGGGGAAGTTCCAGACGCAGCAGATACTATTAAAAAACCTGCTCCACCGTCAGCGGTTGAAGAGCTGTTATCTCTAGCAGTTCCACTTGTTGTTGAAGTATAAGTTGCACTCTCTAAGATATCGCCATCATATAAACCATTATCACTTTGAATATCAATAGAAGTAGCAACTACATCGCCAACTGGAGAGCTAACACCATAATTTGTAATGTTTCCATTTTGAAATCTAACTTTATCGGTAGCGTCAGTTCCCTCAACGCCAATTAATAAAAGACAATCAGCACCGCCTAAAAGTGGTTGTATAGTTGCGTCAGCTGTTGCGTCAAAAAATCCTGTAAGTGAAACAGTTCCGTCTTTGTTACCAACTATGTATGTTTTATTTGAGTTTCCAAATGTAGTTGTTTCTGCAATGTCAGCGGATCTGGTCGAATCAGCTGAATTAAAATAACTTGAAAAATCTGTTTCGTTTAAATATATTTTTGTATCTTTACCATGCACAAAGGCCATTATCTTTTACCACCATTCCTGCGTCTGCCTCTTCTTCTATTATTACTACCACCAGTTGATCCATACTTAGGCATTATTCTTCCTCAAATTCTGTATCAGTGTCTTCTACTTTTACATTAACACTCTCTTGCAATTTTTTCTCTTTATAGGCTTTTGTAATTTCTACAATTATCTTTTGTTTCACTAACCATTCCAATGACTCTTTAGGAATGTCACTTTTATTAATAGTGTCACCTGCAATAAATTCTTTTTTCTTAATTTTTATTCCTGTTAAAACTTCATAAGCCATTACGCTAAAACCTCCACTATGAATTCTACACCAAGATAATCAATATTGTTTATATTATACACGCCATAATTACTTGCTGATAATACTCTAACAGATTGAGCTTGTCCATTCAATGTTAAGTCAGATTCTATTTGAGCTTTTACAGAACTTGCCCCGCTTGAAATCAAATATCCGTCTAAAGTGTTTTGGCTATCTTGTGCGTCCACTCTACCTACATAAAGATAAACTGGAATTTCATATCTATCTACACCCCTTTGCATAGTTGCGTCATAGCTTACACGATCCATTACGCCTACAACAGCTGTAGGTGGTTCAACCGAATCTGGAACATATTGATATACACTAAGGCTTGTAATATTTGAAAGATTATTTCCAATTTCATTTCTTATGTTTGTTAAGTTCGCCATTCCAGATCCTTATTGTTTGACTGTCATTCTACCAACTTTCCATTTGGTTTCAATCGCAATTGCAGCTCCTGCAAGAAGTGCTTTTTTTTCTGCCTCACTATCTCTAATAGCAATTTTAAAAAATGGTATAAGTGGTGTTCCTTTACGCCCTATGGCTTGTTGAACTGCATAAGGGCTTATGCCGTGGTCATCTGACCAATCTCTTAGAGCTTTAATAGGTGGATAGTGTGGCTTACTTCTTGACCATGGTTCTTTTAGTTTAACTTTTTGGTCATAATATCCATGAACATAAAGTGCGTAAGGGCTTCGACTATACAAATCAATTCCCTCAACAAAACCTGCTGTCTTTACCATATCGAATGTAATAGAGCCACGAAGATTGCCTCGCCAACTAGGTGCAGCTTTTTTTGCAGCGACAGTAATAGTTTGCCCATAAGCTGAAAAGAAATTACGAAGAGCTACACCTGCTAAGGCGTTGAGCTCCATTCTTTTTCTGAATTGATTTCCGCCAGATATTGTGTTGGCCATTATAATCTATGAACTACTAAATCTTCAATTAATTGTTTAGCGTCTGGATCAAATTTAGTAAATATTTCTATTTGCCCAGTTTGTTCATTTCCTAATACATTAAATGGTGCGTCTTTGCGTTTAAAAAATCTTAATGATTGAATTAATGCAGCTTGAGTTACAGCTTGAGGAATAGCTGACCAACCCCATTTAGCAGTTATTTTTACATTCTTTTGTATTAATGGATCAAATCTTTCAGACGATCTGGTTGGAAGTATTCTTAATTCAGTATAAGGTTTGTAATAAGTATTGCCGTCAGCAATATAATTTATTTCAGGATTTACAGGAATCAAAATGAAATCTGTATCTAATGTTAAAGTCGTGTCGTAAGTTCCATTATCAGTTGTATCTAATTCGACAACTAAACCTGTTGTAGTCGAGAGATCTGGAATCTCCAAGTAGAACTCATTTACAGGGCGAAAATATTTAATTTGTGC